ACTGCCCGCCTCCCCTCTTTACCGGAGCCACTTAGAGAACTTCTCCTCATCCTGTTCCGTATATTTCCGCTTGAAGTCCACCAGGCGCCGGTTGCGGTTGTACCAGTCCTGGTCCGTCTTATCCAAGGGCTTCCCCCGCGCCCGCAGGTCCCGGATGCGGACGATCTGGGCGAAGGTACAATCCCCGATCTCGTAGTAGGCCAGCAGGAATGTCCACCAGTGCATATACTCTACCGCCCGGACCTCCTGTCCGGTCACGCGGTTGATAGGGGCCACGATATATGTGAAATCCTGCTCCCAGTCCACCAGCTTGGGCATTTTCCGGTCCTCCGGCGTATCGCCGCCATTGAGGAACCAGAGCAAGCGGTCCAACGCCTCCTGGTAGTCCTCCGGCGGCATGACCGCAACGTGGGGATAGAAAATCTCCAGAGCCACCGCAGACTGCTCCTGCCCGGTCAGCTCCGGGTCGGAGATGGCGGCGCAGATGTCCAGGATCGCCCGGTAGTCTGTTTCGATCTCATACTCTACGCCGCCCACCTCCATCCGCGTGGGCAGGCCGTTATTCCACGGGGCGCTCATTGCGGGACTTCCGGTATTTGGCCGTGTACTTGGCCAGACGGTCGTTGCGCTTTTCCATGTTCTCCTTCACGCTGTCGTCCATCTTGTCGATGATGGCGAAGATGAAGTTCTCAATGATCGTCAGGCCGTCCGCCAGAGCATACAGGCGCAGCTCTCCGAAGACCTCGCCGCAGAAACCCTCCCCGAACACCGCGTCAACCGCCTCCTTCATGCGCCGGTCGCAGAGGCGGGCGTAGTCGAAGAACTTCGCTGGGTCGTCGGTTTTCGCCCGCTTCTTGTCCTCGTCGCTGTTGATGGCATCCAGCTTCCCCAGGAGGCTGTAGAGGGTGTCCAGGAAGCCGATATCCGCCGGGTTGAAGCGGATGGTCCGGCCACCGTTGACCGACATCTCGACAACGCCGGTAGAAAATCTGATCTCATCCATTACGCCGTCTCACCTCCCCCGCTGGCGGCAGGCGTGAAGGTGATGGTCCCATCGTCCGCCACGGAGGCGGTGCCGACTTCCCGCGTACCTCCGAAGGTGACGTCGATAGGCATCGTCAGCGTACCGCCGCCCGCGCCGCCCAGGCCGTTGGGCTTGACCATACAGCTGTGGTACCGCTCGGCAAAGGCGTTCCCGTTCTCGTCCTCGGCGTAGAGGTGGATGCGGAGCAGGTCCTGGTTGCACAGGGCGGCGGCGTCCTGGTCCACTACGGCGTGGTTCCAGATCTTCTGCTGGTACTCGTCGCCGCTGTCAAGCTCGCAAGGATCGAAGGGCTGGGAGATAACTGGTTTCTTCATGGTGGTGTAGGTGTCCCCCAGGATGTCCTGCTTGGTCTCCTCGCCCCAGTCCATCTCGGCAGAGCTGTCCTCCACCCGCTTGCCGAGCTTCCCCCACTTGGGGGCCGCTTCGGTACCGCTGTTGCCGCAGCAGAGGTATTGCTTCCGGTCAATCGTCTGACCGGGCGGCGTGTTAAACTTAAAAGACATGATACTCCTCCTTGATCTCAGACGTCAGTTATGCCGCCTGTACTTCACGTTCAATTGAATCTGATAGCGCCCCACATTCGCCGCCGCATCAATGAGGAACGGCGAGAGAGTGGGCATGATGGATATGACCGTGCCCTCCACGATTTCTGGAAAATTCTTCACGATGTTCTGCTTATAGACCCATTCAATGACCTCATTGAAGAAGCCCAGGTTCGACAAATTTTCCAGGGTATCCGAAGATAGGGGCCGCATACTGGACAGAATAAAATTGAGCTCCTGAATGGGCCGGAAATATACGTCCCCACAGATATCAGTATACGATTGCAGGGTCGTGGGGCTGGAGTAGATGGTATACTCCGTAGGGCTGTTCCCCGCGAAGTCCACGCCAAAGCGGGCGCTGTTGAGAATGGCCGGGCAGGTGCGCAGCCAGTCCCGAAGCGCCGCGGTGTTATTTGCCTCCGGCAACGCCTCTCGCCTCCTCCAAAATGCCGTTGAGGTGGTCTGCTTTCATGCGCTCGAACCAGAAGGGCCCCGCCAGGGGGCCGTTTTTCTCCCGGCTCTTGCTGTAGTCCAGGGGCCTCCCGGTGGGCTTCTTTTTCTGCCCGGGCGGGGACCAGAAGCCCGTGGGAGCACCGCTGTCGTCGTCGAAAATCGGGATGTTCGGCCCGTAGACCTCGCCGTAATACTGATAGTGGGCATACGGTCCGGGGTACACTACCAGCCCGCTCCCAATCACGGTCGCGGAGTACGCGCTTTTCGCCAGCACTCCAGCATCCCACGGGCAGTACTTCAGGCACCAGTCGATAACCGATTTGTCGATCACCTGCTGTACCCTGCCCCCTGTCTGGACATCGAGCCGCCGCAGGGCCTTTTTCGCGTCAAAGTCCACATGGGCCATAAGAGACAGATTCATTTTCCCACTACCTTCCAGTGCTTCCCCCGGGGGGCGCGGCGGTTGTCCGTGACGCCGAGGATGGTCACGAGCTCTCCGCACATCTGCTGGAGCTTAGAGGGCGTCAGACCCTCCTGGTCCAACGCCCCCTTGATAATGACATCCCCGTTGTTCAGTGTGAACACCTCCGCCGGGTCGCCTGCGGCATAGGCGGCGGGAGGCACATAGCGCTTGCCGGAACAGTCCGCCTCCTCCGGGATGCGGATAGTAAATTTGTTGGCCGCTTTCAGGCCGGAATCGTCCACGGTGGAAGCCGTGTCGCAGTACCAGGACACGCCGGAGATCACCGTGGGGTGGTACCGATCCATACCAAGGGCCGTATCCAACTGCGCGTTGAACACGGTGATCGTCTCATCACACAGCCTCATAGGTCCAGCCCCCTGTACAGCAGCGGGACGCCCCGGTCGTCCTCTTCCCCGTAGAGCATTTCACGGATAGCGGCGTCCACGCTCCTGGTGGCGGCCTCCATCTGAGCCTCCACGCCGCCGTAGCTTTCGGAGTAGCCGTCCGTGTTGTAGGAGGCGACAACGGGGCTGTTCACCTGGGCCTCCGGACCGAATTTGCTATCCACCGCTATGATCTGCACCATACACAGCTTCACCGCCTCCGGCACCGCCGCCATAGCCGCCACGCGGCTGTCGGTTAGATAGTCGATGCGCTTCCGGGCGCGGAACTCCGCCATAGCGAAATCCTCCTTCGGGAGCGTCCCGCCATAGCCGGTGTATTCATCGTAGGTCAGATACATCCCCGCCATACGCCAGTCACTCCTTCTTCCTGCCCTTTTTGGGGGGCGGCTCCGGCGGGGCCGGGTCCACGTCTGCGGGTACCTCGCCGCCGCTGTCAGGCTCCGGCTGGGGGATATCCCCGCTGTCAGGCTCCGGCTGGGGGATATCCCCGCTGTCAGGCTCCGGCTGGGGAGCTCTGCCGCTATCGGGCTCATCCTGCATCGGGGCGGCCTCGGGGTCAACGATCTCCGCGATATAGCTGTCCCCCAGCGTCTCCCGAATGGAGGAAAAGCGCTCCCGATCAATGGTCAGGACCTCACCGGGGGCGTATGCCGCCCCCGTGTGTTTGTCCCGAAAGGGTCTGAGTACTACTGCTTTCATACTGCCTCCTATCCTGTCACGCGCTGGGGATGGTGTCCGAGACGTTGAACTGGAGGGCGTCCTGCTTCCGGTTCAGGATGAACACGTCCTCGAAGCTCTCTTCGTAGTAGATGTACTTGCCCTCCGTCACAGCGGTCGGGGGGTCCAGCTGGGCGAACTGGTAGGACACGGGGGTAATGACCGCGTTGGGGTGGACCAGGAACATATTGACCTGCTTGGCGTCATCGGTGATCTTCCAGCCAGCGGTGAAGTCGTACTTCGTCTTCATCAGCGTGGCGGGAACGCCGGTGATCTGGACCTCCTCGATGCGGGAGACAGTCCGGTTGATGGCGCCGCCGCCCTGCTGCACATCAAAGTTCCTGGTGATGCCCGCCGCCTCCTTGAGCATGGTCTGCACCTCGTAGGTGCAGTACAGGATGCGGCCATTGGCGGGGACCCGGGCGTTGTCCATGTTCAGCATCAGCTTGTCAAACACGGTCAGCACGTTCTCCTTGGCCAGCGCCGTGGCGTCAGCGGTCATGGCCTGCTTGGAGCTGTCTTTGGGGTCCGTGCTGGACCAGAGCTTATAGAGCGTGGAGATCAGGTAGGCGTCCATCTCCGGGAACTTCTGCTCCTCGTTGAACACTCTGGTGATGTTCTGGATACTGGCCACCTCGTTGGTCTGGTCGATGTCCTTGGGGTGGACCAGGGTGGACCACTTGCGCTGGTTGGAGAGCGTCTTGGGCTCCCAGGCGTTGTCATAGTTGCGGGTGGCGGTGGCGATGGTGTCCCGGTCCGCCGCCACGCGGCCCGTGGTGGAGATGTTGGGGATATAGATGGTCTTGCCGTCCTCCCCCATGCGGTAACGCCCGTTGTTCTCGGTGGCGTACAGCGCACCGAAGTTCAGAACGTAGGGGTATGACTGGGCGAGTGCCCGGGCGTACTGTTCGGCATAGTTGATACCTGCCATAGCTGTTTTCCTCCTGTTGATTTTTCAGATTTGGCCCCGTGGGTCACTTGGTCTCCGCCGGCATGGGCCGGACGCCGGTGAAGTGGAAATTGAAGCCCTTGCCGTCCGGCGCGGGGGGCTTACCGGAGGGCGGGAGCACGATGTGGGGCTTACCGTCCGGGGGCGGGTCCTGCTGCTCCGCATGGAACGCGCCGGGGTCGTCCTTCTTGTACGCCTCCACGAAATCCGCGAAGCCCAGGATCTTCTCGCCCTCCAGCTTCATGCCCTTCTCGATGGCACCGCGCACAAAATCACGCTGAGCGGCGGCGCTGGAGAACTTCAGCTTGCCCGCCTCCATCTTCACCGCGAACTCATACGCCTGCTGGGCGCTCTTCGTCTCCCACTCCTTCTTCTCCGTGTCGTACTTGGACTGGAGCCCGGTCAGGGCGGACTGCGCCTCCGGGAGCTTGCTGGCGTCCGCCTGGGCGGCGGTCAGCTTCTCTTTGAGGTCGTTCAGATCCGTGTCCCGCTGCGCGGCCTGCCCCTGGAGATCACTGATCTGCCCCTGGAGCGTGGTGCGCTCTGCCTCGAACTTGCCCTTCTCCGCCTCGATGTCGGAGGCGTTCTCGGCCATGATCTTGTCCACCGTCTCCTTGTCCAGCCCAAGGTCCTCCAAAAACTTCCTTTCCATGTTGGGATACCGCCTTTCTTTGATTTTTGCAATATAAAAAGCCCTCCCATGGAAGGGCCCTCTACTGAAATTACTCCTGCTCCGTCCCCAGGACGCCCCTGGTAATGCGGTCCTCCACGCGCCGGTTCAGCCACATCAGCGCCTCCTCGATGTGGGTCAGGGCGCAGGCGTTCTCCCGGCAGGAGTACGGCCCGGCCTGGAAGTCCCGGAGCCGGTCCCGCACGATCTCCAGCAGGTCCGCGTCCACAGCGCCGGAGATGGACCCGGCAGCATTCCTGCCGCCGTACTGCATCTGCACCGTGAGGACCATGTTCTCCGGGCGGGTGCGGAAGGTGCCGTCCTCCTCGCTGATCCGGCCCGTGTTGTGCTTGCACACCTGGTACAGGTGGTGCGCCCCGCCGGGGCCCGGCACGTCGATGGCAAACACATCGTTCAGGTTCTCCAATTTCTGGATTGTACTCAGCTGCTTCATGTGATTTCCTCCTTTACTCTCCGAGGTCCGGCACGAGCATCACGCCGGAGCCGTCGCCGCTAATGAGCTGCGGCAGTTTCCCGTCCCACTTTTCCAGATACTGCTGGGCGACCCAGGTATCGGGCATATTCTCCAGGGCCTGCCGGGTGATCTCCAGAGCCTTTGCCTCGCCCTCCGCAGTAGCGATAGCCGCCTCAGCGTTGATGGCGGCGACCTCCTTCGCCTGCTCGGCGCGGGTCACTGCCTCCTTCTTTTCGTTCTCTGCACGGAGGGCATTCTGTTCTGCCTGCATCTTGGCCTCGACCGCCGCCTCAAAAGCATCCGAAAAATCAATGTCCTTCACAATCGCGTTGGTGAAATGGACAGGGAATACATCCTCCAGGAGCTTGATCTCCTCATCGACCTGCGCGGACAGTGTGGAGCGGGTCTCCAGAAGGGGCATTGCGCTGTACCGGGCAACTACGATCTTGGCCCGTTCCTCGACGGAGGCGCTGATTTTAGTCTCCAGAATCTCATAAGAGCCATACTGCGTAACGATATCCATCGCCTTGTCCGCATAGGGCTCGTACTGGTATTCGATGGAGACCTTGACCGGCTGGGCGTCCTTGGTGTAGGAATCGAAGCTCACTTCCCGGACGTGGACCCGGCAATCCATGATCTCCAACGTGTCCGAGATGGGATTCAGGAAGTTCAGACCGCCGTATATCTGCCTGTCCACTTTGCCAAAGGTCTTGACGACGCCCACTTCCGTCTGGTCTATGACTCGAATACCCATAGCCAGCGTGACCAGAACGGCGATGGCCGCGCACGCACCGACAATCACATACCGGGTAAGCGTCAGTTTCCGCCGGGCATCGCGGGTGTAGTTCTCTTTCGGGAGCCCATTGCGAATAGCAGTGGGGATGGCAAAGCCAGCGATGGCGGCGATTGCCAGGATTGCAAACAGAATAATCATTTTCATTTCTCCTTTATGTGTTGGTTTTCAGTTTCACCGCCCGGAAGCCCTCGACCATCATCCGCTCTCTGCGCTGGGACACGCCGGAGGCCGCGGCAACCGCCGTGTACTCCCGCGACAGGGCGTTGATACGCTCCTGACACTCCCTGCGCAGAACGTTGTCTCCGGCCTGCTGCGCGGCCACAGCGGCGTCCTTCTCCCTGCGGATTTCCGTCTCGATCTTCCGCATGAGCTGGGACGCCGCATAAGTGGTGTAGTGCTTGCCGCCGATCTCACAGCCCTTGTCATTGTCAGCGGCCCATTG